GGACTGTTATAAGAACAGTCCCATTATCATTACAAAAAGCTGGAATTGTCCCATTAATATTTGGTGGGTACAATTTAGCCATCTTTTATTACTCCTCTACTTCATCCTCATCATCTGCAATCATATAGGAAATTGCAGCAATCTGATTTGCAGTTAAATCAATATCATCAAACCAATCAAGCTCTAACATATTTGTTTTAACATCCTGTGTTAAATCAAATAAGTCATTAAGTTCTTTCTGAACTTGTTCTTGAACACTCTTATCGAACTTATACTGATTGTTTTCTTCATCTTTCTCGCCGTATTTATCAAAAATCTCCATACGAGACTTTTCAATTTCCTGAGCGAGTTCGGTCATTTTCTTCATATTCTTCTGAATATAAAAACCAACTTTAACTGGAAGATTCATATCAGTTGTGATATTCTCCATTAAAGCTTGAGCAGTTGTATAAATTTCTAAATTTGTTAAAGTAATATTTTTTGTTGCCATAATATATTCTCCTTTTACTCATCCTCAATCATAAATAACAATGATTGCATTTGTTTTGAGGTTAATTGTGTATTTTCTAAATCCTCTAATTTAATAGTATGGATTTTTACTTCTTGCTTAATTCCCATTAAATCATCTAACTGTTGTTGAGTTGATTCGATTTTATCTTTATCTATTTTAAAAGATTTTTCTTCTGGTACATAATTTCCATTTTGAGTACAAATTTTTTCTTTTACTTGTTCAATTTCTTCACTTAATTTTAATAATAAAGTAAAATTTTTTTGAATCGCAAAATTTACTTTGATTGGCAATATTATATTTTCATTAATAATATTTTCATTTATTAAAAAATAAAAATTATAAATTTCTTTATTAGTAAAGATTTTAGTCATTTTATTTTATCTCCTTTTAGTCATCAGAACTTTGAGTTAATTCTGCAGCTAATACATCCATTTTTAAGGTAATATGATGAAAAGATGTAATACCGCCTGTTCCACCAGTTCTTTCACAGGTCATTTCCGGAATACTATGAACATGAGAAGGTGCACTGGATAAATCTACATATAAATTATAATTACAAGCTTTTCCAGTCGAATCAGTTATTGAGCCTCCTACAGTTACTCTTCCGCCAGTTCCACCTCCGCCTCCACTTCCTGTTGTTGTGGCAGGCGTTTTAAAGCCACTTGAGCTATTTATAACAGAACGAACAGCTCCAGATTTTATATCTACAGGTTTAAATGTAATAGGTTTATTTACATAAGATTTGCCACCAACTGTTAAACCACCGCAAGTAATCATTCCTTTAGCTGTAATAGTAGCACCATCAATACTACCACCAGTAATTTTACCAGCTTCAATAGTAGCACCTTTTATAGTTCCACCAGTAATGGAACTACCATTAATGGTGGCTCCAGTAATAGAACCTCCCGTTAAAGCTCCTACTTTAGCAGATTGAATTGTACAATTTGTTAATGTAGCCTCTAAAATTTTAGCTGAATTTAATTGAGCTCCATTAGCAGTAACTTGTCCAACACTGGTTACAACAAAACCTATTTGATTATCTTTATTTTGTTTATAAACAGCATAAGCTTTACCTTGCTTTTCTAATTCATCAAACTTATTAGGTCTATCATTTTGTCGTTCAAAAGTATGTGTTTTAGAGTTTAAAACCATATAATATTCTACGCTACTGGTTGTGATATTTCCAACTCTAATCTCACCTTTGGATAATAATTGAATTCCATATCCTTTTGGATCAGCAGGATTATAACTATATATACCTCTTTCATAACCTGTTTGACTAATAAGATACCAGCCAGCAATTCTACCACTGTTTGCTTCTATATAATCAGCTTCCACTTTTCCATCCCAATGAACTTTAAATCTTGTACCAACTTGAAGGGGAATTGTACTTTCATTACTATTAATTTTTAATGTATATCTTTGAGGTTTTCCGTCTTTATCAGTATAAGGATGATAAGCAGTAATATTAAAATTATATGCAGTAATTCTATTATTACCTAAATCAATTCTTACTCCAGCTTCCGAACCAACTTTAGAGCTATAATTTTTTGATTGTAAATAAAACTGGGCTTTATTATCTGCACTTTTTGTATTTGTAATATATACTAAAGTTTTTGATGCAGATGTTTCATCGTCTGGATCTTCTCTGGCTTTAATGAGTAAAAATGGCTTTCCACTACTACTCATTTGAATACCTTGATTTTTTCTGACAGCTTTTAAATTGAAATCATAAGAAGTAATTTTACCATTTGTTAAATTAATTTCCGTACCAGTTTCATCATGTGTATTATAATCTAAAGAACGCATTCTTTGAATTTTATTACTAAAATATAATAAATTATTAACATGAGTTACATTTCCAGAATCATCCTTTTTAACACCATGAATTACAAAATAAGGATTTCCACTATTTGTATTTTCACTATTTAATTTAACATAGGCTCCAGTAGAAGCATCTGTTGCAGTAAGGGTAAAATTAAAAGCATTTAATTTACCTTTCATTAAATCAAAATTTATACCTCTACCATATTCAATCTTTTCTTCAGGAAAATCATCATCTTCAGCATTTGTTTTTTCAGCAGGTACAGACAATGGTCTTTTTGTATAATTATGAGATTGAAGAAAATATTTTTTCTTGCCCGCATAAAAAATTTCTGTACCTTTTTTATTTGTCTTTTCCATATCTTGGTCAAGTTCATCTGTTGAATCTGAATTATCTCCTGCGGAACTACGAACTACAAAATAAGCTCCATTACCTTCTTTTCCATCTTTTCCGCCCGCAGATGGATCTATCTTAATCATAGCAGTAGAATCTAAACCATATGTTTCAAGAATACCATTATCAAGATCAATTCTCATACCAGCTTTTTTAACATCTGTAGGTTCGCCCTCTTCATTATTATAAAAGCTTTTCATTGATGCTAAAAAATGTTGACTTTGAATAGTACCTGAATTACCATCAATTAAGATTTGACCTTTTCCAGATTTACCAAAGAACGCACGTCCATTAATATTTAATCCAAAGCTTTTTTGACCAGCATTAAATCCATATAGTCCAATTCCACTATAATAATCTGCTAATGCTTTTACGCCTTCTTCAGTATCAAAAGCTGGAGATAAATCTCCCATTAAAACACCATTAAAACGATTTTGAGAATCCTTTTTTCCTGCTCCCATCATCGTTGATAATATTGTACCATTTTCTTCATCGAAAGTCAAACTTCCATCCCAGGAATTTAACAAACTTGAAGAAAAAACATTCTGATAAATATATAATGGTTGAATCCATTCTAACTGGATACCTGAACTTCCAAAAGAAAAACCAATAACAGAAACTTCTTTTCCATTATCTTGCAAAAACATAGAAGGCGGAATAAGTTTATGGTCAGAATCAAGTGTAGGATAATATTTTAAATTAGTCGCTCCAGTAGCAGAACTTCTTGTATCTTTTCCAAAAGACATCATCCAATTAATATTTTCTACAGATGAAGTTTTTTTATCAGCATAATGATATATTACATATGGGTCTTGATAATATTTTGGGTCAACTCCCGATGTATTATAAGAAACTCTTGTAGCTCCATCAAATGTAGTGTATTCATCTGTTCTTCTAACTGGAATTGGTAAATAAGTGTATAAAGAAATATCTATACCTTTCTTATTATTACCAGTATTTTCAACTAATTTATCTACTTCAACTTTTCCATCAACAGTCTTATCTTCACTATCTGAATTATCATATTTCTTCAAATTTTGAATATTAACTGCATTTGAAACTTTACCTTGTAAGATAAAATAGTTCAAATCTTCCATATTATGACTATTTAAAGTTAATGTAACCGCACCAGTTTTCTCATCTTTTTCGCCAATTTCAATAGCGTTCTTTTTATTTGCTTCATAGTAATCGCCATTAAAACTATACCATTGATAAGATATTTTACTAATATATTTTTCAGTTACATCTTTGTTTTGATAATCATATACTCTTGGAATAATAATTACACTATCTTCTGAACTGGTAATAGCAGGCTGCTTGTTATCAAATTCAAGAGTAAAAGTAAAATCTGTTCCATTTGTTCCAACAGGTCCAAATACCATTGAAAATTCTGCTGTATAAGTTCTATTATTTTTTGTAATAGTACAATATACAGTATTATTAATTGCGGACTGGGTATAATATTCTTTTATTCTAAAATATTGCTGTGTTGAATCCGCTTCTTCTGTACCTGCGGCTTTATTTGGTTTAACTCCATAGCGAGTAATTTTAAAATAATTGTCTTTGATTTCAACTTGAGTTCTATTCTTTTGATAGTAAACTTCTCGCTCGTCCCAGTTAGTTACTTTTGTGTATTCTTTAGTAGTATTTGAATATGTATAATAATCGACTGTTTTTTTATTCCAATCTTCTTGAGTAACATTTCCAACCTTATCATAAAAACTATAATCAGTATTCTCTGTTGGATGATAAATCATTGTATTCTCTAAAGGAATTGACCAAGTAATCTTTTCTGCGGTATCGAGTTCCGCAACACCTGATACAATAGATGTATATTTAGCAGTTAATATTCTTGATTTAGTAGCTTCAGAAGAACTCATAATTTGGCCAGAATCATTGTAAATACGATAGACTCCATTATATCCACCTTCACCATCATCGCAAGTAATAGTAAGACCTTTAATTAAATCTATTGTATTTTCATCTGGAACCATATTCTCATTTTCAAATTTTAAATCTTTACTAATATAATCATGTATTTTTTCTAAATAAGAATTTTTTAAATTGTCTAATTTTTCTTTTTCTTCATCAGTTCGCTTATCTTCTGGTTTATTTTCAATTTCAAGAATGTCTTCATCATTAGCTATTAAATAATTATTAACATACTCTCTTGACATACATTCTACAATAACCCTAAACATTTCAAAAGACTTTTTAGGATTAGGAGAATACTCTAATTCAAATTTATTTTTTTGTTCTATCATTTCAACCCAAAAAGCACCTGCTATTTTATCAGTTACTCCTTGAGTTAAATCATATTTATACCAATGGACTATTGCCCCTGTTGGAATATCTTCTGCTTGTGCAACAGATTCAAAACTTCTTGTTTTTTCATTCTCGCCAGTTGTTTCATGAACCCATCTAAGAATAATTTTCTTTTTATTTAATTTATTTAATTGTTCAGTATATAATTCTGTCTTATCTAAATCTTCTACTGTAAAAACTTGTTTAGTATTATCTTTCTGATGTTCAATTTCGCTTTGTTTTGCTAAAGCTTCTTTAGTTTCTGGGGTCAAATGTTCTGCATACTTTTTTGAATCAAAAGTATATAATAAAACAGTATCTTCAGTAAAATCTTCTAAAGAATAACCAAAGCTAACAAAAGGTTCTGAAACAAAAATATCATCAAAATTAGAAGGAGCTAATAAATTTTTACTTTTATCATAAAAATTTTTATCCTGATAAAGAACTACTCTAACACGAGTAATATTTACATCAGGGTCTAAATCAAATAAAAGCTTCTGTTCAAAGCCTACTTCAAATTTATATGGATCTCCAATCATACTGGAAGAATCTAATTTAAACATATACCAATCTTCGACGGTTTGTTCTGCGGTATTTTTCTTTTCGCCAAGAATATCTATTCTAATACCATAATTACCAAGAATAACATTTCTTGTAGATAAATAGTTCTTAAACTTAGCTTTAACAAGCATTTTCTTATATGCTTTATATTTAACGCCCTCATCTTTTTTGGTATCATCTTTTTCTTCTTCTAATTTTTTATTAAAATTATCTCCACTATCCCAAATAGTTATTTGAGTTTTTTCTCCATTAGCAATAATACCAGTTTCTCCAATAGAGCTGGAAATTAAATTTTGTGTAATATCTATATAACTTTTTTCTGGGTCATTAGTATTATAATCTTTTCTATCTTGATCATAACGCCCAGTAATTAACTTTTTATTATTATAATCTCCATTAGGAATATTGACATAAACAGAGGCACCATTACTGTATTTCGTTGATTCAGAATACGCTTTAAATGTAGATGAACCATCGGTAACAGTATATTCACCTTGCTCACTTTTTGAGTCATCAGTAATGGAGCATTTTACAGTTTTATCAAACTGTAAATTTTTAACTTGCTGAGCCGCTATAATATCCATAGCATCAAATAATTTTTTAATGTTATCATCTATAGTAGCTTGACTTCCATTCTCTGTTGCCATATTTAACTCCTTTCTCTCCAATTTCTATTATAACATAAATTTTTATCCAGGTCAAGTGTTTTTAATTGCCCAAAATAAAAAATAGGGATGAATCAAATGATTCATCCCTAAAAAATAAATTAACGTTTACGATTTGCATATTGAGAAGCAAGATTAACAACATTGTCAAAGGCTGAAAGAATTTCATCTTTGTTAGTTGCATTTGGAAATTCTGCGGTAATATGAACATTTTGTTCAAGAACACCATTATCTTTATTTACTGATGCGGCAAATAAAGAACCTAAACCTCCACTTGCGCTCATTGCGTTTAAGTCAATCATATCTGAAATCTGACGAACTATATCTACAGTTTTTAAGAAGTTCTCAGTGTCGTCTTTATTAAGAACAATTTCTTTTTGATGCAACATAGCAAAACGACCTTCACCGCTCCAATCACCTGTATATCCACCAGTATCAAATTTACCATAACTATATTTACTTCTTACTTCAAAACGTTTATCCCAATACTTATTATATAACCAACCATTTTCAGCTTTTGCATTAATAATGGCTTGTGCTCCAGATACACCTTTTTCTTGAAGTTTTCTCGCTCTTTCTGGGTCATCTCCCCATCCAGAATGATCTCCCCAAATCCAAATTGCGGCAGCTACACCTTCAGCTTTATCTGAATTATCTTTTTTCTTCTTTTTCTTCGGTTGTTTTGGAGTATCGCCTTTATTGCCTCCTCCACCAGTATCTCCATCGGAACCTTTATTATCGCTTGTAACAGCTTTAAATTGAGAATGAGCTTGAACTACTTTTAAGAAAGACTCATATAATTCTTCATTTGATTTAACAATTGCCTCAATAGATTCACTATATTGGTCTTCAAATGCTTTAACGGATTCTACTACAGTTTCAAAATCAGAATTAATCTGTGATGCAGTATCATCCATTTCAGTTCGTAAATTATCTGAATCAGTAGTCATCTGAGCAACATCATTACTCATCGTATTAGCATAATCATCCATAGTTGTTCCAGCTGCTTCCATAGCAAGCTCATTTTGAGAAGCATAATCATCTGCAGCTTGACCAACTTGACTATACATATCTTTGGCAGCTTGATTCCAGTTATCTTGGAGATCTTCCATATTCTCATATCCAGTAGCAACAGATAACTGAGTTTGACTGAAATCGCCAATATATTTTTCATCTGCCATAGCTTTGTTATCAGTTAATTCACCATAACGTTTTACATCATTTTCATACAAATCAGTATTATTAGATAAAACATTATTCATTTGTGAACCATAATAACCAAGCTGTTCTCCATAATATTTTTGTAAATTAGCTAAAGCATCTTGATATTCTTGAGAACCAACTTCATATAATTCAGATAATTCAGCAATCTTTTCAGCTTGCTCTTGCTCCATCTTTATCATATTTTCCTGCAAAGTATTAATATACTCTGCATTCATTTGTTGCATTTCATGAAGCTTATCTTCATATGACTGTTCTGCTTCTGCTACTTGTTGTTCATCTGCGGTATATACATAACTGAAATTACCTTCTGAATCTTTGGTCATGCGAACTTGTGACTTAGCATTTTGAGCATCCTCTAATGCCATTTCCGCAATCTTTAATTCATAACGTTTTTGTAAATATTCGAGGTCATATTCACTCATCTTTTTACTATCAGCTTGTAATCCGTTGATTTCTTCTTGTAGTGAAGCTAATTCTCTTTTGGCTTTAACATTTTTTGTTTCATCAATAGACTTATTAATATCACGAGTTAATTTGGTTAATTGATAAATTTTCTCATATTGAGGAACATATTCTTCTTCAAGAGTTTTATTTTGATCCCATTTTTCTTGAAGTGCGGCAATACTACCGGTCAATCCACCAACTTTGGTTGAGAAATCATCAACCATATTATCAACATTATTATCAAATGCATCTCTGGCAGCTTGCAAAGCATCTTCCCAGTTAGACATAAAATCTTCTTGAGCATTCTGTAGTTCATCTTCCATATTTTTAATGGATTCATCCCACATTTTTACATCTTCTTTATGACCAGCTTTCATAGCCTTATCTCTTGCGGCTTGAGCTGCATCAAGTTGCTGTTGAATCGAATCCATTTTAGTCTTACTTTCAGCTAATAAATCTGTTGCTTGTTTTACTTTATTAGCATTGTAAGTCTTCATCATTTGAGATGTAATACCAAGAGATTTTTTACCAACAATATCGACAATATTACCATATGATTCAGTCATTGTCTGAATATGTTTTTGTTTGTCAATAAGACGATCCATCTTATCGACGCCATCTTCAAATGCATCATCCATCTTTTCAAATACTTGTTGTCTTGCTTCACGAAGCTTTTTATTTATATCCAAAAGGTTAGACATTACATCTTGAATTTGTTTCATCTCATCATCAGAAAAATTCTCTTTTGATAATAAAGCAATAGTCTTTTTATCTCCTGCGGCCATTTTTTTCGCTAAATCGCCTTTGCCTTCAAGATTCTTATGATTACCATTATTAAACATATCATTTAAACCTTGAAGATTAATCTTTCTTTCATCAAGTGCATTTTGAGCTGTGTCACCGAGAAGTTTTATAGCCTCTGCCGCATCATGTGCACTATCATCAACTTTATCTAATAAGTATTCAAGATATTCAAGTTTTTTATCATTAACTTCAATTTTAATTTCCATAATATATTGAGTCTTTTCAAATCTTTGGTCATATAATTCATTTTCAGCATCAATAACGTCTTGAGCCTTATCAGCAATTAATTCATTAGTTTCTTCATATTGTTTTAACCAACCTGTAAAGCCTTCATATTGTTGTTTAGCAGCTTCAAATCGAGCCTTTGCAGCTTCATCATCTGTAGTATGCTGATTAAATTCTTTAACTGCATCATTATATTTTTTTATAGCAGCTTTCATTAATTCTTTATAATTAGTAATATTACCATCTTTATCAAATAAAGCACTCTTTCCAAGATAATTTTGAGCTCCAGAAGCAACAGTTTGTTGATTACCATTTGAATCTGTATATTTAGTTTTTCCATTTTGAAGTCGTTTTTTATCTGCTACTAAATTCTTTTTTGCCGCTTTTAAATATTCTTTTTGCTTTGCGATAATTTGTTTTTGTTTAGCTATTTCTTGATCCATTAATTTAACTTTAGAAGTTCCATAAGCTCTATCTTTTGCTTTAGAAAGTTTATCATATTGTTTTGTTAATGAATCGAGCTGCTTACTAATGGTGTGATAACGTTCTATTTCATCTTTTGGCTTTTTCATTTGTTCGGAGTTACGACGAGCGGCTCTTCCACCACCGCCTCCGCCACGACGACCTCCACCGCCTCGACGGCCACCTCCTCCGCCACCGCCTCCTCGAGCGGCTCTACCACCACTACTATTGGCGTGAGAAATATTACCACCAGAAGTCTTATGAGCAGATTTAACTTGTAAAGCTGGTGCTGTTAAGGTTTTTTCCTCAGTCTCTTCTTGCTTTTGAGGTGTTACATGAACAGTTGGGAAAGACATCTTTAAAGGAATATCTCCTAATTTTTCAACTCCACCTTTATCAGTTTGTTTAATATTTGTTACACTACCTTCAGCAGTTACCATATCTGTAGTAGCATCCCAACCTACGGCTTGTTTAGTATCACTGGCATCAACTTGTTGAGTAACAGCAGTAGAATCTAATGATAAATTATCTGCCATTGCATCACCAGTCGTACCTGCACTTGCAATAGCATCATTTAAAGACTGGTCTAATGGAGTCAAATCAACATCAATACCCATTCCAGATAATTTAGATTCAATATCATCTTGAGCCATACCTGCCATTTGCATTGCCCAAACTAATTGTTGAAGATATTGTTCATCCTGAAGTTTTAATTCTCCTTCTGGTAAATTAGCAGCCCAATCAGCAATTTCATCAGCAGATTGACCTAAAATATCTGTTACACCAGCATCATCTAATTGAATAGCAATTTCTTTATCTGCTGCCTTTTGTAATCTAACTAAAGCGTCTTCATCACCCTCAGCGGCAGCTTTAATATCATCTAAATTATCAATAACAAAATCATCACCAAAAGCATCTTCATTAGTATTTAATAATTTAGCTGTATTCTTTCTTAAACTTGCAAAAGTATCTGATAAATCTTCACTCGCGGCAATCTGTTTCTTAATAACGTCTTTATTTTCTTTTCCGCATCTATTTACTTCATCGAGAATATCTTGATAATCATCCCAATTATCATATAAATCTTCAATACCTTCATTTAAACGCAAATCTCTTGTAGCTAAATCAGTTGCCATTTCTGCAGCATCTGCTTCGCCAGATTGAACACTCTTCAAAGTTTGAACATAATCTTTATAAGAATCTGCCATCAACTGAATACGTTCAGCGTCCATATCGTATTTCTCTGCATTTTCAGCCGCTCCGGCCGCAACTTGCAAATCATACATCGCTGCATTCATTTTTTCTTCATTTCCACTATTTAATGCAGCTCTATAATTATTTAATGCCTCTGTACAAGAATCATAATTACCTGCTAAAGCTTGTAAAGCTTGTCCATACTCTTCAAAAGAAATACTATCTCCTTGAGCTTGCATTTCTCTATATGCATCATTTAATTGATTTACTGAGTCACATGAATTCAATAATGCTAAATCAGTTGAATGAATTTGCGCTTCATTTGCAGCCATTAAATCATTCAATGCAGTTTCAGAAACTCCAGTTGCATCTAATGCTTGTTGGACTCCATCCAAAGTAGCTTGAATATCAGTACCATTCTTAATACTATTTTGCCACTCTTCAATTTGACCTTTATTAACAACCTCTTGATCTCCAATAGCAGTTAATAAATCTAATTGTTGTTGAAGAACAGTGCTATCAAAATCTGAAGCCTGTCCAGTTCCGCCTGCGGTTTTAAGCTTATCAACATTGCCAGAATCAATGGTATTTTGAATTTGATTATTTTCATCTCTTAAATCATTATTTTGCGCTTTAAAAGCCTTAGTATAATCATCCTTTAAAGCTTGTTGTAAAGCTTCTGCTCCACCTACTAACTTATAAGTGCCATCAAGCATTCGAGCAAAATAATCTTGATATTCAGCATCTAATTTATCAAAATCATCTGTAGAGATAATATCTCCATCTGATAATTTGTCAATTACTTCTTTATTTTTTGCATATTGAGAAGTTAAATCTTTAGTCGCATTTCCGGCTCCACTCATTGCATCAATAAAAGCTTGAAGCTCTTCTGTTGTTGCGCTGGTTTCAATACCTGCATCAGATAATGTCTTAGCAAATTCTGATGGAGTAGTAGAATCAAAAGGAATATCAGTTATTACATTAGCAAATTCACTAACTTTATCAGTAGGTAAATCACTTAATAAATTTTTAGCAGCTTCTAATCCTTCAGAACCTTCATTTTTAAAAGCTGTATTAAGAGCATCACCAATAGCTTTTTTCTCATTTACGCTTAACTCTGATAAATCAAGACCACCTTTTTCTGGATCCATTGCGTCTTGGACTGTCTTCATCCAGCCCTTACCAATATCTCCCCATGCATCATTTTGGTCTTGAATAGCTTGCTGAATTGCGGAAATCATTTCTTCGCCTGTGGTATATCCATACTTTGCGGCTGTTTCAGGAGATATCTTTCCATCTTTACCATCGCCAAACATATTATCTATAAAGGCACCCTCGCCTTTAGTTCCATCTTTGGCAGTAGCATTTTTCATTTGCTCTTTTAAAGCAGCAATTTCACTTTGTGTAGCATCTAATAAATCTTGAGATGTTAAGAAAGAAGCCATTGCATTATCAGATTTTTGTTGAGATTCACTCTTTTCAGAACCATCTTTATTTTTATTTGATTCAAGTTCACTTATTTTATCTGATAAAGCATCTAATGAGGCTGTAAATTTATCTGTAGCTTCAGAAGCCGCTACTAAGGAAGCAATAACTTCTGCTTTAATGGTATCAGTTGTTGCCTCACCATCGTCTCCAGTTTTCTGAATTTCTACATCTCCATTACGCTTATAATCAGTAACTTCATAATTATCATCTTTATCAAGACCTGTTAAAGAAGCATACTTAGCCATTGTTTCAATAGCATTTTTAGTACCAGTGTCACCTGTTATTCCTTCTCTATCAGTGATGTTATTTAAAGCATCTTTATATGCATCATTATATGCATTTTTATAAACGTCTCCACCAGATTCAGATAATACATCAGCATATTTACTTTTAGAAAGCTCTGGATTATTAGCTATTAGCATATTTGCTAAAGCTTGATTCTCAGTATCTTTTGTTTTTGCATTTACTGAAATAGTATTCTGCAATTCTTTTAAATCAGATAGTATTCCACTGGAAGAGAGAGTTTCTACAACATTTTGTAATTCAGTAGTTAATTGGTCTTCACTAACAGTACCGTGTTTAAAAGAATCAGTTTCTTTAATATTATTTTTCATATAATCTACCATTTCATCGGTAGTTTTTCCAACCAATTCTTTTAAATCAATAACATTATCTTGTACAGCATTAAGAAAATCATTACCAACTGGTTCACCATATAATTTATTAACTATATCTTTATAATCTTGCTGTTCTTGTAAATCTCGTTTATTTTGATCTGTTTGATAAACTGCGGCTTGAGCATTAATTTTTTCTTGATTTGCGTCATGAGTAACTTGCTCTCTGGCCCAATCATGAACTGCTAACGCGCCATTCTCATCTCTATAGATTGCACTTTCACCAGCATCATTTGTCATAGAAGCTAATTGAGGAGCATTAGATAAAATATCTATAACAGATTCATTAACACCTAATAAAGCATCTCGCCATTCTTGTGTTCCCTGAGTACAACTATTAAGAGTTTCTAATACTGAATCATAACTACTGAAAGCATTTTCTAAATCTTGTGCAGCAGTTTTTGCATCTTGCAAACCTTGTTTAGCTTGATTTGCAGCTTCAGTTGCTTCTTCTAACTGTTCTTTTAAACTTATAGGTTTATTCGCTATAACAATTATCGCACCAATAGCGACAGCTATTGCTGCTAAACCTAATGCAACAGTCGCAACAACTCCAATAGCACCTGTTATTGTAGCTACTACTCCAGCAATAGCAGAACCTAAAGCTGAAAAACCTCCAGTCACAGCACCAATTAATCCAGATAAACCGCCAAAAGTAGTCTTAATTTGAACAATATTAGAAATTACTATTGGGGCCATTGTTAAAATAGTTCCCAATAATCCAGTAATCCTTTCTCCCCAAGTCATATCAGAATTACTTAAATTACTAATAGCACTACCAAGATTCATTACTACCATTGCCGTTGTTGAAATTAAGTTAGCAACTGTAACAGCCTTTTGTCCAAAATCAGCAAAAGAACCAGCTGTATCATTAATGCTATCACTAACATTATTACTACTTTCAACATAGTGATCATTTTGTTGACTGGATTGCTCCATCATTTCCCCGGCTTCAAAAGCGGCATTTCCAAGATTTTCAAGCTCCTCTGTCATTTTTCCACTTGTTGGAATTGATGACATTGTATTATCCTGCGCATTCTCAGTAAGCTCTTGAATACGCTGTATATCAGTAATCATTTCTTGTAAATCTTCTTTTGAAGGTTCAAACCATTTTCCAGTTTCATCTTTTCCAGATTTTACAATATTATCAACTTTTTCAATTGTCGCCATTAAATCATTATACTTTTCTGGCTCTAATTGATTTTCAACTCCCATTGCTGCATCTTGCATTCTTTGAAAGCTATTCTCTAAAGGCGTAAAAGCTATTTTACTTGCTCCATCTACATTATCTCTAATCTGTTCACTGGTTTTTTCCAATGATTCTAATACATTAGATGAACTGGCTTTTAATTTTCCAACAGACTCCATCTGAGAAGTAAAATTATCCACTTTGTTATTAGCATCAGAGATACCCTTTCTTCTCATTTTACTTGCAAGAATATCTTGTTGACTTTTTACTTGTCTTTTTGCAGCATCTGCTGCCTTACCAGCAAGAATAACCTCTTGACCTAAAGCACTATTGATATCTAAAAGTCCTTGAAGCTCCTCTTTTCTTTCAGCACTTAATTGATCTGCCTTTGCAATTAATTGATCTTGTAAATTAGCTTGAGTGCTATAAACTGTATTCATAGCTTCTCCAGTGCTATTATCTACAGAATCGTTTGTCATTTTACGAATCTGATTACTTGCATCTTGCTTTAATTGAGTAGAATTCTCTTTTGCAGCGCCAGTCATAATTCTAATGTTTCCTGCTAAACGATTAATTTCACCAGCAATTTCTTTACTAAATACTGTCGTTAAAGCATTTCCAACTAAAAGAATAACACCTCTTAGTCCTCCCATAGAATCAATAACATCATCAATGGCATGTAAAGCGTCTTCAGCTCCATTTAATAAAGTAATAAAGAAATCATCATTAATTAAATCATTCCAAATTGCTTCCCATGCAGCTCTAACTCTTTTTTGAGCAGCTTCCCAAGACTCTGCATAAATTTCAGCTTGTTCATCAAGAGTTCCATCAGCATCTTGTGCGAAAGCAAGATTCTGTTTCATATCATCCCAGTGATCCATAAGAGAAACAAGCTTTGTATATTGCATAGTACCTGCGGCAGTTTCTGCAAAAGCCATCTTTTGCGCTCTTGATAATCCGCCCCAATGGTCTGCAGTTTCATCAAGAATGGTATCCATATCTTTCATATCGCCATTAACATCAATGATATCAACGCCAACTTTTTTTAACGCATTAGAATACTTGTTTAAATCTACTCCATCTTCAAGAGTATCTCCTAATGTTACACCTTGAAAACGAGAGAAAATAGTCTTTAAAGAGTTACCAATCTCAGTTGCAGACTGTCTTGTATTGGCTGTTAAAGTAGTTAATGCAGCGGTTGCATAATCATAACTTAAACCAATTGTATTACCAATACCAGCAAATTGTTGAAGTCCTTCAGCAATTTCTGAACTACTTGATGCAGTTGCCGCACCTAATTTAGTAATAATATCAGCATAATGCTCAAGAGATTCTGAACCATCATAGAAGTTATTCCAAATAGCTGTCAAATATGAAGATACTTGATCTACACTATCTCCAGTAGCCTGAGCCATTTTAATAGTTGTTTCAGTTCTCTTAGCAACTTCATCATCATTTAAACCTTGTTGGAAGAAAATTAATGAAGCGTCTGAATAATTTTTAGTTGTAGTAGAAAGTGCTTGAGCAGCTTTATTAGCTTCTCCCGCAAAATTTGCCATATAATCAGAACTATTTCCAGTTACAATCTGGATATCTGTTAAAGATTTATTCAAATTCTGAGCATATGAAAAAGCTGATTGCAAAGAACCTAAAAATCCATGTAACATACTGGATGATAATTGCCATCTTGCAGTATTAGCTAAACTGGTTTTAAATTCATCTAATAATTTATTAGTTGTTTTTAAAGGTACTTCTGCTTTTTGAATAGAAGTAGCTAAAGATGCAAATGCTTGATCTCCAGCAGGTCCTAAGTTTGATAAAGCTTTTCTATATGTTTCAAGAGATTTTCCACTCTTGGATAAAGATTGACTTAATGTATCAAGATTTAATTTACCTGTATTTACATCTGTTGCAGCTTGTAATTTATTCTTTAAATCTTGTGCGGCTTTTGCGGCTTCCTTTAATTCAGAAGTCATCATAAAACCGTTAGTATTATTAGGTTTGTTTAAAGTGGCTAATTTTGTTAGCTGTGATTGCAAATCCTGTATCTGCGCTTTTGCCTGGCCAGTATCAGCTGTAAAAGCGAGACTAACATTTAATTGTTTTGCCATCTTCAAATTCTCCTTTCTCTCCAAATATAAGTTTTTTTATTTTGCAAAATAAAAAAAAGGAAGAGAGTTAATTAAAACTCTCTTCCTTTTAACTCTATTTTTCTTAGAAGATACGCAGGATGTATTATCCTAATTTGGTTAATACATCTCTTACCAGTTTAAGATTCTCTGGGTCTGCCATTTTCTTTTGAATTTGAGTTGCATCAAAATCTAAATTAGAATAATCTTTAGATACCGCTTCTAAAATACCTAAAACAGAATTATTATATGTATAAACCGCATCTACAGTTTTATTAATTCCATCAATAATAAAATTATATTCATCTTCTGGAATTTGAGAAATAATATCTTTGATAACACCATTTTCTTCTAAAAGGTCATATAACTTAGGAATATCTTCTTTTTGCTTTTCAGTAAAAGAAATATTAGTATATGCCATAATCATTTCTAATGTACCAATTACTTCAATCTTAATTGGATTAGGAAAATTATTTTGATCATGTGCTCCATTTATTACTCTTGCAATTAAATCTAATTTTTCATTAACAGGTAAATACTGTTTAATTTCAATTTGATTATTATTTATAGTAATAGTTTTTACTTCGTTTTTTCTCTTGAGAGAAAGTTTTGTAAAACCAATTTTTGCCATCTACATAGCCTCCTTAAAACTCTTCTTTATATAAAATATAACATATTTTTTTAGTTTTGTCAAATATTAACTTATATTAGTCATACCAACAGTATACTGATTATTAAGAGTGTTACTATCTACAGTAACTCTACCTTTAATATGAACTCTTGATTTTCGGTTTTCCATTAATTTAGCCATTCTTTCAGTATATGTAACAAAGCCATCTGGAGTTAATAGATATTGGTTTCCTTGTTCTTCAAGATGCAAAATTTTAAAAAGACATGATGCTAAACCATAATCAGCTAACATATTATAATCATTACTACTGGTTTTAACCCAATCTTCATTTGCGTTATGAACGTCTTGATCTAACTCATGCAATAATTCAAAAGTTTTATATGCAGAAACAGCAAGTCCATCTGATGCATCAAATTCGCTAATAGAAACACTTGTATTTTTATTTTCATTCCAAGGCTTTTGGTTTAAACCAGCTTTAGCTTGAATATTTAATGCAGATAAACTTAATAAAGTATCATATCCTTCATCAGTAATAATAATTTGTTTAGAACTACCAGAAGCCGAAGCCATATCAGCCAATAATTGACTAATTGTTGAATCAATATATTCATTACTACCTGCCGGCTTATATGTAATAGGAATATTTTCTATATTCGGGATAGAAATATCTAACATCATTAAGTCTTGAATCAATTGTCCTCTATGACGACCCTGAGATACATCTCCTTGTAAATTCAAAGAACCTGTATTTAAAGTTGTAATATTAGGAATCTTTTGGGCTTTTAACCATTCAACACCTAAATCTTCTACTAAATTACCTTTAAATAAATTTAATTGTTTAAACCAGGTAGATAAAGTCTCTTTACTTAAATCTCCCATCCCGCAAGCAGAAATAGCTTCATCAATTCTATCTAAATATTGAGATGATATTCCATCTGCACCTGCCCCAGTTAAAGCACTATTAGTAGATTCAATAGCTTGTCTCAATGCACTTAATTGATTATTAAGTCTTTCATAATTAAAAGAACCATCTTTATTTTTTCCACTATAAGTTGAATTTAATAAAGTAACTAATTTAGTAATAACTTTATCTAAAGTTTGATTTTCATCTTGGCTATATTCAGATGGAAGTGAGTTAATTGCACCTGATTTAAATAAAGCATTAATATTTGCATATTTATTAGCAGCTCTTTGAGTGGCTTGCTGTTGAAACATTTGAATTTTAGACAGCTGGTATTGTTGAATCGCATCTAAACTTGGAACTTCGACACTATTTAATTCAACGTATTTCCCCCAAAATGGCTCTCTATTTTTATAGACTCTATTTATATTTCTTTTAAAATCTAACATTTTTTCTCCTTTAACGCAAAATAAGGGGAAATATAGTTTCCTATATTTCCCCTATAAATTAAAATGTTAATAAGTTATGTGCATCCTCATGCTCTGTACTATGACGATGAATATCTTGAGAACCTGCATCCTCAATAATCTGAATAGCCGCCATAACTTTCTTGCTATGGTCAAATCTTGTGTAATCTGGGAATGCATCCATAGTAAATGTAAATGTACTTGGATCTCCAGAAGAAGCCATAGTAAATGTAAAGTTAGACTGAATCTTGCAGTTTGGAATAATGAATTCAGCTGGCATATCTACTCCGTTTTGATCACGGAATAATGTAGAAGCTTCAAGATAATAGTTACCACCAAATTTATCAGCAGTAATTTCAATCTGTTTAGCATTTCCTTTACGTTCTACATAGTAATCAACAAGAACACTATCAAACTCTGGGAAATCAGATTTAATATTATAGTCTGTATGAGAAGCTGGTGTAATACCAGTCTTATGGAATTCTTCTTTTTCAGCTTTTGTTAATTCTGCATAAGTAGGATGAGTTGCGACTCTAATTGTATAGCTTCCATCTGCTCCAAGTGTAACATTTTCATGTACTGGAATATAAGGCTCAGAAACGATTTCACCATCTTTCATAAGCATTACATAAGCCATTTCCTCTTTTGCTGCTTCAAACTCACCATCTGCAGGCTGAGTTCCAAAATAAGGTTTTTGAGAAATCTTAATTGTCATCTCTTTTTCATTAACAGAAACTTCACCTTTATCTACTGTTTCAGTAACATGCTGATAGATTGGTTTTCCATCAGTAGCTTCAATAAGTCCTGCACCAGATAGAATCATGAATCCTTCTGGAGAAATTAAAGCATCTTCCATGGTGAATGTTACAGTACGCTCACCTTCCCATGCTACTAAACGAGCATTACCACGACCACCTTGTGCATATACAGTGGTAGCTGCACCTTCCATACTGGAGGTCTTCAATGTATCGAAATAAATTACAGGTTCATTTTTATAGAAAATTTTATTTCCGATCTTTTGTGCAGATTTTGCTCTTAAAACAACATCACAAATTTCACGAACACCAAATTTCATAGTGCATTTTCCTCCTTTTAATATTGATGAATATTTTTCATCCAATTGTCTGGTTGAGAATCAGGTTTGCCACCCGCTAAACGAGTCCGCACATCTAAATCCCAATTCATATATAGTGAATATCTCTCCATGAGATCATATAATTGAAACATTGTACAGTTTACCAAGTCTGTTACAGGCATTGGTAATCCAATAGATAGAATAGAAAGATATAAACTAAATATACTCGTGTTTGCGGAACCATTCTGGGCCGCAACCCTTTGTCTCCCCCTCATTAACTTCTCTGCAATTTCTCTGGCTTTATCATTTGCTGGGTTAAAAGCCTGTTGGTCCATTGGTCCGCTTTTGGAGCATGTAACCTCTCGAATCGCTGCTTGAAGAAAATCAAAATTATTTTCATCAATAACTACATTTCCTTCTTTACTCTGAAAAAGTAATGATTGCGGAGTAAACAAAACTTTGTCATATTTAGGAAAAAACAAAGTCAAGACTTGAAGGACGCTATGTTTTTTCTCCATAGATTCTTTATCCCTCATTACTGTCATAAATATTTGAAAATTATTTATATCGTCTAAAGCACTTTTGTCCTCTGTGACGAACATACTTTTATAAATAGATAAGCACTGTGAGCCTGTAAAAAAATCATTTTCTCCAATTAACCCTATCTCTTTTATTGTGGGTTGATGCAATGTCAATTGACACTCTGGAATAGGATAATCACAACCAGTCATTAACGCTAATCTTGTATCCATTTTATCATTCCTTTAGGCCATGTTGTTTTTTATAATCGCTTAAAAAAGAAATATTATCTTGCGGATTAGGCATCCCCTTTTTATCTTCCTCTCCATGAATAGCAGAATACATTAAACATAATCCACCAAATTCATCTGTTAAAATAATTTGATTTGCGCCTAAAAATTCTAAATCGCCAATTCCTGTTAAATGCTTTTTATCTAACATAGAATCAAGCTCTGCCGCAATCCTATAAGGTCTTAATTGGAAATCTTTTAATTTCCACTGATCAAAATGACATATAATATCAAATTCAATAATATTATCTCTAAATTCAGGGTTAGTAGCATTTGTACTAAAATTATCAAAATTAATCATAATGTAATTTAATACACTTCCATCAACAGTTAATTTTGGTACTATTTTTATATTTTTACCAAACAACATATTAGATTGCTCAATGGTTAAGTTAGGCTTATCTAAGGCATCTTCAGTTGTATAATATAATAATTTTTTCAATCTATCACAACTTAAAACTTTGTCTGTAATAATACCCATGTCTTTCTCAATAGAAAGAAAACTTGATTTAGGTAAAGAAAATCTTTCTACTTTCATTTATATAATCTCCTTTTTCACTCAAAATAATGATTCAACGACTATTGTCTTTGAATAATTACCATACTTCAATTCAAATTGACCATGATAAGATTTAAACCAAATAAGTTTAATATGCATTGGGTCTTTAGGATCAACTTTAAATTCAACTGGATACTTATTAGTATCAACTGACCAAGCTTCAGCCCCGCTATTAAATCCTTTGCAATAATATTCATAAGGTTGTTTAGGTTTAATAAATGTAGGCCCTTCTATAGCCATACTCATTAAATCTTTATTTGGATCTATTGGGTCAACTTTTAATCCACCAACGATTCCTTTTTCAAGGTCATCTTCAGTTTCATTTATATAATATTCTACAGCTGTAACCTCTAAAATTCCAGGAGTAGAAATCCAATCAACAGCTTCAACTCTCCAGCAAATAATTGGACCGCCTTCTTCTCTACTTTGAAGATAAAATTTTTGGTATCTTCTAAAGAAAGATAATGTTTCTTTGTTTCTGGGAATATAAATATCTAATGAATAATTTGGAGTATCTACACTTATTTCATGCTTTTGGATATAATTAATTTTAGTTTCAACTGGACCACGAATTGCGGCATAAGTTGAATGTTCTCCATTTTCATCTTCCCAATTAATCTGATGAGAGCATTTTCTAATTTCTCCTCGAAAGTATGCTCTTTCCTCTAATTCTTGAAGATATATCATCCAATAAGTATTAGTTCCAACCCATTCAAAAACATCTCCAGGATGATAATTGTCTTCATATGGTACTGAAACAATTTTATCATCATAGTCCATTTTATTTTTATCTGGATTAATTAAAGCTCTACATATTTCTTTATTGTTTAAATGATTCACATTTGGATAAATTGTACTATTATCCATGTTATCAGTGCAAGCAATTCTTTTAATTGTACAAGCTTGGTAAGAATACAATAAAGCCCTATCTAAAGACCTTTTTTTATCAGCTATCATTCTATCTTGCTGTAAATAACCTCCACCTTGATGAAGTCTTAAAATTTGATCTTTTAATCCATCTAAGTTAGAAGTTGTATTCTCTTTCTCTGAATCATCTGGACGTTCCTGCGTTCCGTCATATATATCAAGGCGGCCCGCCATTAAATTTAAAGAAGTGTTGCGTTTTATTTTCTTATCATAACCTGACATTAGTTTAGTTCCTGTAAGATATTAATACATTCAAAAATAGTCTTACGATACAACTCAAAATTTACCTCTTTAATTTGCAACCCTTCTAATTTACTTAATAATTGTAAAAAAGTAGGACTGATGAAAAGTTCATTCAGTCCCGCAATCTCCAATGTTACAGTTTGTAATTGTTTATACCAATCTTCGTCATTTTCTCTCATTGGAATTAACTTCCAAAGCTGGTTGGTTAAACGACGAACAGTCTTCTGAATAGTTTCTTGAGAAAATTCAATCTCATACTTATCGCAAAGCACTTTTTTCCCTCAACACAGACCAATTTGACTCATAATGTCCATCTCTATCTTTTTTACGTCTCTTATATAATCTTTGCATATGGAAAGAATCTCTTCTTGATTCTTCCAAAAGAGAAAGTAATTTTTGAAGATGGTTCGCTTGTGAAGTCATTTTAAAATCAGAACCAGAATATTTCATTCTGGTATTTTCAATAGAAGTAACCTGTCTCTGAACCCAACCTTGTTTCATTAAAAGAGCCAGGATATTTATTTCTTCAGAAGTGAGTTCTTCCGCAAAAGCGGATTTTTCTACTATAACATCTGGAACGTCAACAGTATTATCTGAAAGGTCATTCCAAATGACACCAATAATAAAATCATCTGGAAGAACTTCATCCTCTTTCATCTGAACAACTTTAATTTCATAGCTGTCCAGATTCTTACGAGGAAATTCAAACCCTGGAATAGCTTGAATAAGAAGTCTTTGAAGATCTTTTATGGTGTCTTCTGGAGTTAACTCCATATACATATCATCAGTGATTTTTCCAAGAAAGCAATTATATATAGCTGAGAAAGGTGTTCCTTCTGCCATTTATAATGTCCTCCTTTTTAATTATTCACTTTTAGTTTCAACTACTTTATATTTAGGTGTAGTTCTACGAGCTGTTCCTTCTTGTGCGGCAGGCTGTACTCTACGAGTAGGTGCGGCACCAGATGTATTAATACCATTAGAAGGCTTTTCTGCAATTTTCTCTTCTTCAACATGACGAAGAGCGCTATCAACATCAAAACCAGTCTTTTCTTTTAAAGCTCGTCTTTTATTCAAATCAGTTAATGGAAGACCTACTGCCATTGTTTTAATTAAATCAATAACGCCAATAGGAGCAAAGTCAAGTGCATCCAAGAAGGCATCCAGAGACCCTGTTAATAATAAATCACGAATCTGTGCCTCAGACATATTATATTCTGGCTCTCTATTAACGTTTAAATCAGTAGTAACTTCTTCTTCCAAAATCTGTAGAAAATTTTCAAGAAGTTCTCTTCCGCCACTCTGGAATGTTAATTTTTCTAACTCTCCGAATGGAATTCTCTTTGTTTCTCCTGGAGCAAATTCTCTACGAAGATTTGTTTCAGGAATTCTATAAACAACAACGCTGGAACTTCTGTTCTTTACATTATACATTGTATTTTCAGTAATCATAATTAATCTCCTTTTTCTCCAACTAAAAATAAGGGGAGAGGGAGACTTACGTTCCCTTCTCCCCTAATAATATATTACGGTATTTTATTAAGCTAAAGTTCCAGATTTTCTACCATCATAAGTGGCAACTTTTCCAGTAACTCCATCAAGATCCCAAGTATACATTTTACCAAGTAATGATGTATCACAGTAAGCGCAGATGTTATTAGCAAGAATACATGTTACGCCGACTTTCTTATATACTTGAATTTCACGAGAACGGTCATAGTTGTTAAATTCATCAACAATTGTGCCACCCTCAAAAGCAACTTTAACAGGTTTTCCATCTGCTCCAGTTGGAATAACCCAAGCATATCCAGGATCGATGCATTTACGAGTATTAGTTTCATCCTCAAAACCTTGCTCAAGAATAATAACTTTAGTGCCTTTATAGTTAGCTAAACGTCCTGTGTTCCAAAGTTCAGTCTTCATGGCTTCTGTATATCTCCATGCTTCCTGTGGAATCATACGAACAGCAAACTCATATGTACAATAGATAGTAGGTGTTCCATAAGCAGCTGCAATAGTAATAAGTCTATCCATAGCAGCTTCATCAAATCCATTAGCAGCAACTCTATTTGCTGGTGGAAGCTGATTAATAGATGCTTTTAATGCAGATGCAATTTCTTTATAGATTAATTCATCCATACCATCCATAATAATTTTTGTAACTTCAGCGAAGTCAACACGTCCATCAAGGAACTCCTCAAATCCAATCTGAGCAGCGCCTCCAATAGCGCTTGTACGTACTTCGAAGCTTTCTGCCTCGGTTGGTCCGAGTTTGAATACTTCGTACATTCCAGCAAGACCTACTCTTGTGATGAACTGTTTAGCACGATTTCTGTTTGCTAATGGACGACGGAAAATAGGTTTGTCACCCTGTGCAAAAGTCTTAACCTCAGCAAATTGATCATATTGCTGAATAACTTTCTTTGGAAGAACTTCATCAAGTGTTTCTTCAATCATAGAGAAGATTAAGTTCTTATTCTCTCTGTATAGGGAATAAGTACCTGCCAACTCATTTAATTCATTACGTAAAGTCTGATTCATAGCATCGTAGCTTAAAGATTGTCCATTAAAGCTATAAGCGGTAGGAGCGGAAGGATCAGCTTTAGCAACTGTTTTCATTAGAGATACAAGATTTTTTCTATCTAACATTAATATTATCCTCCTTTCCTTACGCTATACGCATAACTTTTACGCCCTTTTGATTATCAGGCATTGTGTAAACTTTAACTACTTGCCACTTCATTGCGCCAGCCGCATCAGCACCTTCTTTAGCTAAGATACCATCTTTAGCACGTGGTGTTAATACGTCTCCAACAGAAACTTCTGTTTCGCCAATTGTATTAGTTGTGAAGATATCTCCTACATTTGTCTTGAATACACGAGGTACCATTGTAGTTCCTTTAGGCATTTTTCTTTCACGATAAATACCAAGTCTCTTCCATGGATCGTTTGTCCATCCCATTTCATAGATATCAGCTACATCAGATGTAACATCATCATATGTATATTCTACTGGAACTTGTTTCTTAGACTGACCATTTTCATCTAACTCATATTCTGTTCCTTTATAAGTGAACTTACGTCCTGTTTCTGCATCTCCAGTAACAGCATATCTTTCACCATCAATAGTAACAGTCTTTCCTTCAATATCAAGAGAAACGTAAGTATTAACAGTCATACTTGTCTTTCCCTTTTCATCAGTTCCATTCAGTCTATGCCAATCATGATACTCAATCTCAGCTTGCTCATAGTCATATGGACTATAGATACGAGCTTGATAATCATCCTTGTGCATTACGAATTCACAATCCCACTGTTTTGTTCCATCTAAGTGGTTTTTATATAATTTAATTTCATTGTAAACAAGCATCCATTCGCCATTACCAGTGAAATTAACTTCTCCAATACCGTTATCATTTGCGGCATAATCATATTTTACAAACTGACCTTGCTCAAGCATGGTAATAGCTGGAGCTGCAGGGAGCTGTGCATAAATTTGTCCAGTTCTTTGAGCTGAAAGATGATTTGGTTCTACTTGACCGAATCCAAAATCAACATACTCTGCCTGAGACTTTAAGCCTGCACGATCTAAACCTGCGGTTAAAAAGTCTTTAAAAGCCATTTATTTATTCCTCCTTAATTAATCTAATGTTTCTGCAGTTTTTAAAACAGCCTGAACCCATGCTGGAGTTGATTGGTCTCCAAATTGAACATCACCAAGATTATAAGTTGTTGGTCCATTCAATGGGTTATCATCATTTTCAAGAGCTGAGAAATTAACTCTATTACGAACACAAATTACTGAAAGTTTAGATTCAATATCTTCCAATGAGTATTCATCAATATGGTCAATAACATCTTTCTTATCTTCGTTGGAAAGCATATAGAAAGTCTTATCAATCATTTCCTGTTTCTTAACTCTTTCTGTATCGAGCTTAAACTGCTCAAGAGATGCGAGTTGGGCTTTTAAGGTAGAAAGTTGCCCCTCTAATGCAGAATATTCAGATTTTAGAGTTTGATATTCTGGTATCTCTTCTAATGAATATTGAGTTTTCTTTTTATCTTTTTTATTTTTTTTGTCCTCGTCATCTGACTCTGGGTCCTCTTTTTCTGGATCCTCTGGATCACCCTTCTTAGGATCCTCTTTAGGATCTTTTTTATCTGGATCCTCTTTAGGGTCTGCCTTTGGATCTTTTTTATCTGGATCCTCTTTAGGGTCTTTCTTGTCGGGATCATCCTTTTTCTGCTTAGGATCTTTATTTTCAGGATCGCCTTTCTTAGCCTTTTCTTCTTCTTTCTTCTTGAACTCAGTTTCAAAGGCCTCAACGTCAGCTAATGCAAACTGAACATCTCCTGATGGAGTATATTCAATATCCTTTACATTATCTGCAAACATAACCTCATTCTCTGCGTTTAAAGAAAAGTCTAATCTACTATACTTTTGGTCTGCTCTATTTTGAAGAACGGCATATTTTTGTCCTTCATCTTCACATACTCTTGCAATACTATATGTATCTTTTGTATGAGCATATAAAGCATTCCAAAGAGAGTCACCAACTTTTACTGCATAAGTAGTAAACACTTGCGTTCCTCCTTTATCTAATAAATTTTTCATTTCTTTTACCATAGAATTAAATTGAGTGGTAAAATTAGGATCAAAAGAAAATTGTACCTTTGGAGCTGTTACAGATGAGCCTTCAAAACAAGGTTCAAAGTCCTCTCCAAGAATACAAAGTTTTTCCATAATTGCTTCATTGATAATGAAGAATTGCGGTTTTCCACTTTCATCTTTTGTCCAAGTTGCATTTAAAGTTTCTTTATGTAATTCCATAGATTCATTATTACCCTTGTCAATTACTCTTTGACATTCCGGGTATTGACCTGTCCACAAATATCCTTCAGTCATGAGGTATTTACGAACGGTTTGTCCATCATCTAAGAAATCTTGAAACCAAACCTTTGCGCCTAAATCTACAAAACCATAAGGTCTTGTTGAATCAGTCAACTTAAACTCTCCATTTGAAATGTCGATTTGTTTGTTATGTTGCTCAAAATCTCCAGTAGCCTTATTGTAATATCCTACAATTGGACTACCAGGAAGACTATTTGCAAGCTTTCTTGCAACTTCTTCAGTAATGATACTACCATTTCTATTTGGTGTATCTTGAACATAACAAACTTTAATCTGACATTTTGAAATAAGAGGATTAAGAGGAGTGATATTTATAAACTCAATAGGGGTTTCTAAACTTACACTTGAGTGTGCCATCTTTAATCCTCCCTACATAGATTCTTTATTTTGAATTGTCTTTTCACTCTTCTCACTATCAGCCTTCTCAGGACGCCCAGCACCGTCACTTGTTTTTACTGTTTTAGTGGTAGAAGCTGTAGATTTTGTTTCCTCTGATGTTTTTTGATTTTTTGAGTTATTATTTTGATTATTAGTACCCAAAATCGAATCTGCGTTTAAAGTAGAACTCATAAGAGGAGGAATCATAATCTCACTAAGTTTCAATACTTTATTCTCAAAGAATGCAGTATGAATAATAGAACTTTGTGAATGTCCCATAGCAATTTGTGGGAGCATCTTTGAATATCCCATTTGAACTTGGTCTTTATACATTTTAGCTAAGTTCTGATAATTATACTGAGTTGTTTCAAGCATATAGAATCTATAATTATACTTCTTTTTATTGCTTCCCAACTGTTGTGTAATTTTATCAAAAAATGAATTAAACTGTAAAAGTAAAACTCGCATTGTAGATTCATCTTGAAGGATTGATTTCTCCAAGGATAAATTACTATCTGTATTAAATAAGTTCTTTGAAACACCTAAAGAATTATACACAGTTCTCTCGACACGTTCCAAATCATCTGATGTAGTTGTGGTATTAGAATCAGCCATATCCTCAACTTGTACATCTGCGAAAGTTGTTAAAACATCAACTCCAATAGCGTGTTGTAACATTTCAACAGCATTGTTATGAATATCTCTGGCTTCATCTACATCGAAAATCAAATCACCATTTTTATCAAGTGGTAATTTTTGTATAACGATTTTCAAAAGTTGTTGCATTTGTTTCCTTCGGTCTAAATCTTGTGCCGCATCCAAATCTAAGATTGCGGGAATCGCATTTATAAATAATGGTTGATCGCCATTGTTAAAACAAAATTTAACCGCAGAACCTGGCTCAAGAGTATACCAATAACCAGGACGCCAATTTAATTGTGTATTAGTATTAACTAAATGACTATCACGACGACCCAATGGATAATATTCTGTATCAGGTTCTAACTTACCTTGTTTATATAATACATATCCCTTTTGGAACTCTTTAGGGAACATTCTTAGAATTTTCATTCTATAATTAACATCTCTAAAGTTTTCATCAAAGAAACGCATATCAAATTCAATTACTGGCATATCACCAATATTAAATCTTGTTCTGCAATAATTAATCGGTAATTGTTGTAGAACTAATCCATCTCTTGATGGAGATATATATCCATAATAAGCTCCGTTCTTTACAACCTCACTGGCAATATCACCGCAAACCTTTTTAACATGTGAGTTATCAAGATAGCCCAAAATATTATTAAAATCAATTAAAGCTTTTTCAAAAGACTTTTCTGATTCATCTTTAATTTCCGGTGTTATATACCAATCGTATCTATATAGATAAGCAAAATAATCACATACCTTAGAATAAATACCATTTGTATTATAAAAATAATTGGAAATTTCTCTTATTAAAGGTAAATTCCTCTCACTAATGGCTTGAAGTATAAATGCCTTATTTCCAAAGTCATGTCGGATTTTAGGCATTGAACCCAGATTTAAAACTGCGTCATCAAGAGTTTTAGTTCCAACTTTAATCTTTCCATAGTCTATTGGACCTTCATATCCTCGACGAGAATTAATCATATCAAAACCTTTTGACCGAATCTCTTCCTGTCTGTTACGCAAAAATTCACCTCCTTTTAATATCCAGCCTTCCTCATTATATAATCATATGAAAGGAGGTTTTCTTCTGTATATGGAATTTCAATTAAGTTAAAATCATGTAGCGCACAAAAACGTCTTTTTTTATTATCATTAAACTGTTGTTGATAGAAACCTCTTTTACCACCAAATTTTGCACTTGGCTCATAGTGTTGTTTTCCTTGATATTCAATAATAAAATCAATATGTCCATCATCATCAAATATGACAAAATCAAATCTTAAAGGTCGTCCACTTGAGCTCCGCAAATCTGGAAAGATATATTCCATCTTATAATCTAAACCCGACTCTTCTAATATTTCATGTATCTTACGTTCTCCAAAACTTGCATCCACTTTTTATTTACGCCTCCTTACTCTCCATTATATCATATTTTTAATTTCAAAAGATTGGAATTATTTAAAATTATATCAGTTAAAAAAACACCACTCTTTAGCATTAAATTTCTTTTTCTTTTTCTTATTATCTTCTTCATGTTTAATATAATATAATCCATATTCAAAAGCAGAAAATTTATCTTTTCTAATACCTCTATTTGCTTGTTTTAGAATAATATTTACACCTTCTGTTTCTTCACGAAGGTTCATCATTTCTTCCTTTAATATAGAAGTTAAGGTGAATGGTTTTAAATATTCTGCCCTTTCCTCAGGAGTCATGTTTTGACCAACCTTAGTTCCAAGTAATTTTGTTTTTGCAACACGCTCATCTATTAGCATTTTAACTTTTCCAGAAGAAAGTTGAGTTTGAGCATTCGCATGAGCTTCAGTATTAATTGGCGCATTTGCTTTAATTACATATAAAGCATCCTGTTCGCAATTTTGAGTTCTATATTTTTTATAATATCCATCTTCATCATTATAAACGCCAAAATCTGGAAATAGTTCATTTGTATCTGGGTCTATTTGCGGTTTAACCAAATAATCTAATAAACCAATACCAAGACCATTACCATCAATAACAAGGCGTTTAGCTTTAAATTTATAAAATAGTTTTTTTACTTTTATACACTGGTCTTCAAAATGTTCATCACTTAATGTAAATATATTAACTAACTGCTTTAATGAAACTCCTTGCGGTTGTGGTGTAACTTTAAATACACAAACAACTGAATCGCACCCTTTACGACCAACATCCATCGATAGCACATAGAATCCACCTTTTCCAATTCGTCCAGAGGCTTCTTTTTCTGGCTGTTTTAAAATCCTGTTTCTATCAAAACTTTCTGAATTAAAGAACGCATCTTCAACTGTACCAGACCATTTAGATTCATATTCACGGGCAAAAGATGATTCATTGAATGTACCATCCATCTTCAGGTCTTTTACAAAGTTTTTATCAAGTAACTTAACTAATACAGGAATCTTATAAGTACCACCCATAATCATGGCTTTTTCTGGTTTTACGATCTGCCATACAAGGAACTGTATTAATTTGTCATAAGGATATGTATTTTTATATCCAGCAGTAGTGATATATAATTGGGATTTATTTAATTGCTCTTCTGGATGAGTTGAACCGTCCATACACATACGAGAAATATTCATAGTGGGAATAATAACTTCTGAAAGAATTTGTCCATCTACACCTACACATTCCTCAATAACTCCGGCGTGTCGACGCTTACCACGAGAACTTTCTCTTGCCGCAATATTATCAAAATAAGATTCATTTTGAAATACATATTTTGCATAATCTTTTCCTTCAAGAGTCTTTCCACGTGTCCAGTCAATTTCTTGTTTAAACGCGGGTATTAGATTGCATATCTCTTGAACTTTTTCTTTCATAATACCTGCAGCCTGCTCTTTACCTCCAGAAGTAACAAAGAGTTTACATTTAGGATAAAGAATACATCTAATCATTAAAGTCATAATTGATAAGAATGATTTTGAATATGCACGAGGAAATACTGCATAAACATATTGATGTCTCATTGCAATTCGTAAGAACACTCTCTGATAAAAGAAAAATTTAAAGTCTTGAGGGTTTCCCATTTCCAAAAGGTAATCAACAAACATGTCAGGATATTCTCTCCAATAGGCAATGTATTGGCGGCCTATACTTATAACGGCCCGCACACGTTCTTCAGAGAGACCAATCTTTTTTCGAGAATCAGATAAATCTAATAAATCTTGTAAAGCCATATTATCTGTCCTCCTGGATTTGTCTTAACATTTCTTCATCATCTTCTTCTTGCTCTTCAATGAAATCTCCATATTCTTCAAAATCTTCATCTTTTAAAGCTTCAATTTCTTCAAATGATAATTCTTCCTCAATGTCTTCATCTTCTTCTTTAGACTCTTCAATAGCCATTTGTTTAACAGCATTTTCAATAAGATTACCTAAATTCATTTCTTCTACTACAAGACTATGAGTATAATCTTTTAAATCTAAGATAGTTTCATCAACCCTATCTTTTGGACCTTCTGTATAATAACGAGGTATAAAACCTTCTTTTTCACATAATACTACAAATTCTGAAATAGAATTTAAAAACTCTCCATTATCAGCTTTGTTCTGTGCCGCAGTAAACTTACCAGACTTCATAAGCATGTCATACATCTTTGACATTTTCTGAGCACCATCAATATCTCCTATATCCAGAAGCTGATTAGTTTTTAATGAAGCCTTGCATACTAACTTTAATACATCTTCATGACCTGCGCCTTGAATATCATATGACTTCTTCATCTCTAAATAGAGTTGTTCCAGTCGGACCCATTCTTCGGGTTTATACGCTTTTCCCCATTTAAGCCGCAAATATCTTTTATCTTCATCGGTTAAATCAGCGCAAATATCATCATCACTATCATCGGCAAAGTAATCGTCTGCGGGCGGAGCTCCCAAGCCGGCGTCCGACATATTCATATATGAGCTGTCATCGTATACCGGAACTTCTACATCCCCTTCTGGTATTGTAGCTCGGTTCTCCATCACTACTTTGGTAATCTCGGCCGCGCCATATCCAGCTCGTTTCATCGCTTCTTCTGTCTTGTGATCTGCCAATTCTTGCAAGAATTGAGTATCTTTCCAACGATATTGCTTCCATTGCTTTAACTTCATTTTTGAAAGATATCTGCCTAAAATTGTTACTCCTGTAACTTTACTTCTATCTTGGCCATATTTCGCAAGCAATTTTTGCCATTCTTCTGGAACATAAGGTACATCACACTCCTGTAGAATCCATAAGTAAGTATTAGGGTCCCAATTATCTACATGCATAGTTAAACATTTTTTGCAAGTATTTAATTTTCCGTCAGGATATTTCTCTAAATTATTTGAACCATAAAATTCTTTTTCATTAATTGTTTTTTTACATTTATCGCAGAATCTTGTATCTCCTGCTGCCATAATAAATTCCCCCTTTACTAACTAAGACTTCTGGATGTCCGAAATTATTATTTCTTGTCCTTTTTATTTCGGCATTTTTTACAAATACTGTAAAATCCATCTTTGCTTGTCTTGTTTTTGCTGAAGTATTTATTATGTGCTAATTTAATCTCGCCGCATCTACTGCAACGTTTATATTTACCTTTTTCTTTATTAAGAAAATACCAATTCAATGTATCATCTTCCGCTTGTGAAGCAATAATCTTTGGAATCTTTTTCCTCCATAAGCTGGAAATATATTCTAAACTATGTTTAACTTCAAATTGTTCTTCAATATCGGCCTGTATTTCAATATTTTGCATGCCGTCAATCTTGTCCGACACAATACGTTCATATAAGGGATAGTCGGACAAAGCACGTCCGCATAAATCATCAAAATCTTCCATCATATACCACGCATCACCTTCAAAGTCCCCAAATCCCTCTTCTTTTAAACGAGAGTAATTGCAAAGGATTGCAGAACAAACCGCAGGGTCGCAAAATGAATATCCTTCTGGAATAATATAATTTTCATCATCAAATCTAAATGAATCTTCAAATTTAGTAATATGTTTTGAACGTGTTATTCTACTAAACACGATTGGTTTTTTATATGAATTTTTAATAACGTATTGGTCTTTCCGCAAATCAATAATGGCTTTCTTAATAATAAAAGCTTCTCTACCTGATGCGGTTTTTAATTTTTCTTCCCAAACTTTTATAGCATCTCTTATCTGTTTTAAATAGGGAATTTCTTCTACATCTTTTTTAGTTATCGTTACTTTTGGTTGAAATATTGTTGTTTTACCTTTTCCATCATCTAATAAATTATAAATACCATCTTCGCCATTTTCAAGTTGGGAGACTAAACCTTCAAAAGAAGTTTCTCTTTTATTAACTGTAGCCATGCGATTGTCAGTTAAAATCTTATGTTGTCGTCTCTCTTCTCGCTCTATTGGAATTACTAAGTATTCTGCGAGGATTTCTAAATAAGCCTCATTGGGTTCTTTATTCTCCTCAAGAATTTTATTTACTAACTCTAATCTTTCTTCAGCTGAGGTGAGAGTATAATCTAATTTTAATATAATAGTCACCTCCATTACCTAAATATATTATAACAGAATTCCCAGCCTAAGTCAAATTTTTGACAAAATAGAAAAAAAATGTTAAAATGTCTATGTAAAATAAAAAAGGAGAGAAGATAAAATGTTACAAATTATTGTATTCTTTTGGCTATTAATGTTTTGCACATTATGCTTTCAATTTATAGAGCCTATGTCGCAAAGCTCTAATATTGATAGATGTTTGGCAATGTTTATATTTTTAGTTGGTGCGCCATGTTTCTTTTTAGTAAACGTATTAAATAGTTTATTAGATTGTATTTTTCCAGAAGGATGGGATAATGAGGACCCATTTTCAAAATATTAGTTATGATAATTTCTTCTTATGGAGCAGCTTGTATGCAATATAGCTCAGATTTTACTAAAGTAATGCGGGAAGCCGGTTATATATATCCTTTTGACTGGCGAAGACGAAGAATGGACCGAGATTATGAAGAACCGCAAGGCATTCCAATTAGCGTAGATGATTGGATAGATAAAAGAGAAAGATACATTGCGCAGAGGATTTTTGATAATTTTGATTGGGAACATTTTTACGCACACATCACAAGATATAACAAATTAGATATGTTAGAGGATCACTTTCCTTGCGAAACAGGTGAAAGACAATGTAGTTTGTTTTGTAAGAAATTTAATAAAAGATGTACAAAGGAGAAAAATTAAATATGAGAACAATGATGAAACAGTTAATTCCTGAAAACACAAGTAGAAAAATTGATAGCTTAGGAAGAATTACAATTCCAAAAGGGTTAAGAGATAGAATGTTTCTTGAGGAAGGCTCTGATTTGGAATTATTTACAGCTATTATTGATGGTAGACAGTGTATTTGTATGGCAAGTCCAATAGATGATGATCAGAAGTTGCGGGAAGCCGTTGCTGCGTTCGTAGAGTGTGGTGTTGAAGTACCTGAGGAACTTCAGAAATATGTTGAGGAAGAAGAGTAATGGAAGCATTAGGATTAGGGCTTGAAGCTTTAGGTAAAAGTATTGGAATTTGTGCAAGAAGTTTTGCTATGATTTATATTGTAGGAATTGGTTGTAAAACCTTTTTAATTTATACTGGTAAAGCTTCTATGGATTCTTTTAAGGACTGGTTTAAATTTAAAAATAATGATGGACGAATGTAGGAAAGTTGGAATATTTTGTAGAAACGTTTCTTATGGGAAGAGAGCTAAGGAAGAGTTAGATAATGGAGATGGGACCCAATTTATTATTTTTCCCATAAATGAAAGGGATAAATTATTGGGTCAAAGAATTGATAAAGCTTATGTCTTAGATGATGTAAGTTATAGAGAAATTTTATATCTTGTACAGCCTTGTTTGAAAGATAGAGATGGATGTATAATGATTGGGGATGGGAATACCTGGATGAATTTATCTGTGATTTTGAAATTGATAAATATTTGAAGGATGATTTTGTAAATTCGAAATTCAAAATACTTTTCGTGTCAAAGGATAGTTTTGTAAAACCGAAACTTAAAATACTTTTCGTGTCAAAGTTGTCCAGAGCAAAGTCGAAATCGAAACGAAAAAAATTTTTTTCCCGAAATACCACCCCCCACAACACCATCTCACTAACACTTGATGACTTTTTTATCTCAGAAGTATCTGAGAAACACACAGCAAAGGTATTGCCGCTATTCTGAGAAGCGACGGGGTGACCTCGCATCTTGCGGGCCCGCCAAAACAGATAAAAAATATTTGAAATTAAAATGAGTTTGATGTAGGCATTGTGTATGATACACAATGCCTTTTTATTATACACAAACATACTAAAGAATAAATAGCACACTATGTACAGCATGTATGTGATACACATAGACTATACACTAAGGGCATACCATGCACAGGTAGTCCATACTACACAGCACAGCATGTATACTACTATACATACACAGGACCGCACGCACACAGTACAATACACACCGCACTATGTACATACATACATCTGTTGGATACATACACAATAGATGATGTATACACATACAGTATACAGTACATGGAGACACATACATACCATACCATACATGTGTACTACTGGATGATAATTAAATAAAATAAAACATTAGCACATACACGAGAGATAAGACCTGCTGCCTCTGCCCAAGGGCAGGCCTTGCCAAGGAGGCAAGGCGAGAGCGAGAGGAGACAGAACAAGAGAGAAGAGAAGAGTAAGAGAGACAAAGACAATAAGATAAATAAAGACAAAGACAATAAGATAAATAAATAAATGTATCAATGCATGTATGTATGTAGGTAGTAGGTATGGGGTACCATGGGTATAGGGGTAGGGGTACCAGGGTATGGGTATACGTGTATAGTGGCACATAGGCGCGCTGGCGGTCCTGACGCGCCTTGTTTGCTGTCAATAGGTATCCTGCACAAAAATCGTTGCGAAATCTTGTGCAATTTGTACATTGACATTTTCCCGAATCTATGATACAATAAATGATACGAGTCTATTGGATTAGTACACACTGTGCTAATTAACGCAAACAATCTTTTTGGTAAATAGGGCGGAGATTGTTAAAAAATTAACAAAAAATATTTTATAAAAAAGGCTTGACAAATGGGCGGTTATACTGTATAATAAACTTATCAAATGAAAGAGAGGTAAGAACAATGAAGAAAATAATAATGATGGTGATGATGGTAGTGATGATGATGACAGGCTGTAACACAGCACTTGCCGCAAGCAATCCAGTAGATGACACATGTGAGCGTGATGTGTATGCGGCTCTAACTGTAGTCACAGAGGTTGATGAAGAAGAGGACGTTGTGTACTGTGTAGACTTTAGTGGTAACGAGTGGTCATTCACAGGCATTGAGGACTGGATGGTTGGAGACTTCTGTTCAATGGTCATGGATAACATGGGTACAGTATGTATCTATGATGATGAAATTGTATCAACAAGATACACAGGTTGGCTCAACGGCTCATGGGGACGTGATGAAGATGGAAATGCTATCATTGAGATAAATGAAGATTGATTTTAAAAGTGAGGATTTTTTCTCACTTTTTTTATTAAAAAGGCTTGACAAGTAACCGCATGTATGGTATTATAATAGTGTCAAGAGGAAAGGGAAACAAAATAAAAAATAAAAATAAAATAAAAAACCTATTGACAAATGAGTTATCCAGTAGTATAATGGAGACATAGAAAAGGAAGAGAGGTATTAGAAATGAGTTATACAGTAGAGTTTATTATTATGGCGGTTTTATTCAGTGTGGTGCTTGGTGGATTCATGGCAATGTGTATTGTGAACACTATTGCAGAAGATAGTAACCCAGTAGTAAAGTGGATAATGGGAATTATAATTGCGGTTGCTATTGGATGCGGTGTAAGCGGATTAGTTACATTACAGAATAAGGGTGATGATGAAGCATGGAACAACGGATACTGTACAGAATGTAACGAGCCTTACAAGTTTACAAGTACAGTACATCACAAGAATGGTGATGATGAATACTATTACACTTGTGATAACTGCGGTCATACAATAGTAATACATGGATTAAGAGAAAGATAAAAAAAACAAAATAGGGGTTGACAAACTCAGCTCCTTGTGATATACTATAATCAAGTTAAGAGAGAGAGGTAAATAAAATGACAGTAAACGAAATGATGGATAATGTAATTAGACAGTTAGGTTTTGAAAGTCCACTGACAGTTATGTTTTGTAAGGATTGTGAGTCAGGAAAGTTCACAAATGAAGAGTTAATGCGGTTGATGCACACAATCGTAGAGTATTAAAAAATTTTAAAATGGGGTTGACAAAAGGTCAACCCCGTGCTATAATAAATACATAGTAAAGGAGATGTAGAACATGAGTAAAAAATCCAAGAGTAAAGAGAAACAAATGAAAGCGCAAGCTGAGCAATTCAAGTACAAGGGTATGACAAAAGCTCAAATCCAAAAGGCAAAGAAGGAAGAACGTGCGGTCTGGGTTGGCACAAGACCTGCGGTATTCGAGGATAAAAGAAAGAAAAATGATAAAAAAGAATTGAAAAAAACACTTGACAAAATGATGTATTGAGTGTATAATAAGCTTATCAAATGAAAGAGAGGTAATTCAAATGGCAATGAACTCAGTAGAAGCGGTTATCAATCACAGTTTAACAATTAGCAACATGATTGCGGACGAGCGAGAGCAGGCACGCAAGCACTCACTGAATTCAAGGTGCAAGCCAGCAAACTATGCAGGCGTGGCAGGGTACATTGAGTACGCCACTGGCATACATTGCACAGCAGATGAAGTTGAAAAAGCCTTGACAAGATTTTGATTTCATGCTATAATAAAGGGTTGGACTTTTACAGTCCGACCCTTTTTATTTTGGGCGGCGCGCGCACGGTCCTGGCGCGCGTTGTTTCAGTATAACATAGGCGACAGCATTTGTCAAGAGAAAAAATGCACAAAATTTCAGCAGGTCGGCGTCCCGAAATTCGGCACTTTGCACAATGGGTAATAATGCACAAACTTTGACCGCAAATTTTGTGCATTATTTTTTGCGATAATGCTTGACTATTGGACTGGGGTGTGGTATATTATAATCAAGGAAAGGGAAAAGGGAATGCGGAAGCCCACAGAACAGTGGGTTGATGAGCGACACGCCATTGGTTCACTGTTCGGGCTGACAGCCCTAAAGAAAAAAAATAAAAAAAGTTCTTGACAAACCGAGTCAAATAGAGTATAATAAGATTAAAGATAAGGGAACGGAAAAGAGAGGGAAATAAAAATGAAAGAAATGATTAAAAAAGCACTGGTTGATGGATATAAAGAAATCGCTTACACTGATAAATACATCTATGGATTTTATGATAAAAAAGTTGTTTACGTTGCTTTTTCAGATGACAGCACACTGGACGCCGTTACAAAGCTCGATACGTCAAGTGATAATACAGGTTATAGTTTACGATTCACACCAAACAAATTCCAAAAAGAAATTTTAAAAATGGGCGGAAAATACTTCCCACTTTGCTCAAAAGAGTTCTTCTTAAATGAATGTAAAGAAAGTATTTATAATAAAGGCAGAGTGTTTGAAAAAATGGTAACTGAATACTACGGTCAAGAGTGGGGATGGGATAAAGTACCATTCACAGAGGCAGGTGACATTGAGATTGATGGCGTTGCTTATCAGATTAAATTTGAAAAAGCAACTTACACCACTGAAAAAAGACTTGCAAGATTAAGAAAGAAAAAAATGGAAAAAATGAATAAAGGGCTTGACAAATAACAAGCCCTGATGTATAATAGTAGTAGAAAGAGAGGTAAAGAAAATGAAAGAAAGAAAAACAGATAGAGAAATCTTATTAGAAATCTTTAAAAGAGCGGGCGTAAACATTGCCTATGAACAGGATGATTACATCGAGGTTGAACCAGAAACTTATGGAGAAAATGTTGGTTTTGATTTTGACTCACAAGGAAATTTTAAAAAGCTTTTATAAAAAAACTATTGACAAATTATTTTAAAAGTGTTATAATAAATATATCAAAAGAAAGAAAGGAAAAAAATTATGGAAAGTTTAGGACTTATGGTAGGAAAAGAAACTGTACTGTTTGATGTTACGACAGGCGAAATCATTTCAAAAGAAAGAACTGAAGTTCTGGCGTATCTGAAAAGAAATGATGGTTTTTATACTTTACAAGTTTTTTAAAAAAGGTATTGACAAATTATAAAAGATAGTATATAATATAATTAAAGAAAAGGAAAAAGAAAGGAATTGATAATTATGATGAACAATACAATTAAAGAAATGATGGGAACAAAAGGAACAATCTATTTTGACATGGACGGCACACTTGCTAACTTCTACGGTGTAGATAACTGGTTAGACTATCTGGAAAATGAGGATACCACACCTTACGCAATCGCAAGACCGCTTTTCAACTTTTCAGTATTTGCAAGACTTCTTCACAAATTGCAGGAAAATGGCTACAGAATCGGCATTGTGAGCTGGTTAAGCAAGTGTGGTTCTACAGCTTACAATACAGCAGTAACAACTGTAAAACTTGCATGGCTCGAAAAACATCTGCCGAGTGTCGAGTGGGATGAAGTCAAAATTGTAAATTATGGCACACCAAAAAGTACAGTTGTTGATTGTGACGGATGGCTCTTTGATGACGAGGAACGCAACAGAGAAGAGTGGGGAGAAAACAGTTTTGATGTAAACGACATTCTTGGAACGCTTAGAAAATTCTTCTAAGCGTTTCAAAAAAAGACTTGACAAAATCCAAAAGATACTGTATAATAAAGACATAATAAAGAAAGAGGTTGATACAATGAAAAAGATTTGTTTTAAACATGATTACTACTGGACAGGTGAGTTTGTTGGAACTCCCACAGATTTAATCTCTGGACGTACAAAAGACTTTGAAAAGCATGAAATTATTTGCACTTGCAAGAAATGCGGAAAACAAAAAAGTTTTAAATTTAAGAAAGAAATACTTGACAAATGAGCCAAAAGGCAGTATAATAAATGTATAAAGTAAAGAAAGGAATTGATACAATGTATTTTTTAAGAGATGAAGCGTGTACACCTATAGATTTAACAGAAGAAGAATACAGCTGGATGGTAGGACAGTTGAGAGCCAAGAGGACAGCAGATTTGAAAAAAGCAATGACCGCATACATGGAGACTTTTGGAGTTGCGGAACTGCGGGCGCTTGTGAAAAACGTAACAAAGGAACAGTAAAAAAAATGAGCTGAAATTTCAGCTCATTTTTTGTGCAATTTTACTACTTGACAAGGATGGAGAAGTGTGATAAAATGGCCGGCCGGCGACAAGCGCTTCGGCCGGAATTTGTGCAAAACAGAGAAATTCAACAATTTTTTGGCAAAAACTTTGTGCAATTTGCCTATAGACATTCTCCCGTAATTATAGTATACTATAATCAAGTTAAGAGAGAGAGAGGTAATCAAAATGATTAAGATAAAAGCGTTACTGGCAATCAACATGGACACTGTAGCAACTACAACAACTTGTTACCATTGTCCGTTAAAATGGGAGTGCAAAAAGTGGTTTTATTATGGCTATAATGTCAATAATAAAATGTGTGATACTGTTGATGAAACAATTTTGTTCGGCAAGTACGACCCTTGGAAAGCCTACGGATTAACAACAGAAGAAGCGAAAAAAAGAAATTTAAAAATGTGTTGACAAACTTAACATTGTGTGTTATACTTAATGTATCAAATGAAAGAGAGGAAAATAAAAATGAAAGAGATTTATGATTATAGATTTGAATACAAAATGGACGATTGGAAAAACTTTGTTGATACAAGTATCTGGAAACATGTGAGATACCTTACTCCAGAAGAAGCACAGCCGTTAAACTTTACAATCAAGTCTTTTGACGAACTGGTTGATTTAGTTCGAGATGATTTATTTATGAACGCTGAACTTTCAAAGAACTTTTTCAGAAAAACAGTTGTTCGATTGAGCAACGTAGAAGATTATTATTCAACAGCTGTCACAGCTAAAAACTTCAAGCCTATCGAGGTTCGCTGTGTGTATAATAAAATAAGTGCTTCAATGAAAGAGCTTGCCGACACTCTGGACGCTGACAGCTTTTGTGAATATTTAAGAGACAGAGGAATTACAAAAATTTGAGAAAAAGATAAAAAACTATTGACAAATTAAAAAAAATATATTATAATAGTTATAGAAAATAAAGAAAGAGGTTGATAAAAATGAAAGAACGTTTAAGCAAGAAAGCATGGTTAGTATTATTCACACTGTTAGGAGTTATGTTAGCAGTATCAAACTATGAGCCTTCCGCATGGGTTGTATTTTTAGGACTTGCGGGCGGTTACACTTGTGGTTCTTTTGGTTATTGGATTGATACAAAATTTAATAACTGGTTAGAAAAGTTTGCGGAGGAATAAAGCATGATGAAAACAGTTACAATGAAATTAGAAAACGCAAATGCGGAGTTACGTGTCGGTGATTCTAACGGGGTTGTTATTATCAATAACAACAACCTCGTTTCTATTGACGAATTAAAGGAAATTTTATCAATGTTTAATTATTTGAACAACAGCGCAACAGAAACAAAAATCAAGAAAGACGCAACTAACTTCTAACATTTAGGCAGACATAAGTCTGCCTTTTTCACCCATGTAAAAACGGGACAAAAAATTTTTAAAAAAGTGCTTGACAAATGAACCAAAAGGCGTTATAATAAGTACATAAATAAGAGAGAGGTGTTAAACATGAATAAATGTTATAGATGTGCGGAACTTGAAGGATGCTGGGCTGGTTTACATGGCAAAGGAAAAAAGAATTGTGAGTGCTTTTGTCCTTGCTATTTTTCAAAAGATGAAAAGCATCTGATTTTAGTTCACGAACCAGAGTGGGAACAGTTAGTAGATGCTAACAAGGGTGAGGTGCTTTGCGAAAATCATAAATTGGAAGCGGTTGACATTTTAAACGCTTTAAAAATTAATTTTACAGAAGTTGAAAAAAACTCTTGACAAAATAAACAATCGGTGCTATAATAAATACATAAGATAAAGAAAAGAAAGGAATTGATAAAAATGAGAAAAACAATTTACTGCACACTGGATACTGAAACTGTTGGGGGAGCTGCAAATCCAAAAGGAATGTATAATTTAGGCTGTGTTATTCACGACAAAGATGGAAATGTTTTTGCAACAGCTTCTATGTTAGTTATGGAACATTACAACGACATTGAAAAAGATAGTTACGCAAAAAAGAATTTCCACATTTATGAGGAGCGTTTAAACAATGGTACAATGTCAGCAGTAGCAACAGAAAGAGACGCTGTTGAGGTTGTAAGAAATCTTTGCAAGTTCTACAATGTAAAGTATGTACAGGCTTACAATTCAGCTTTTGACTTCAAGAAAACAATTTGTCGTGAACTGTTAAACGACTTTGAGTTTATCGACATTTATTTAATGGCATTACAGACAATTACACACTTAAAAGGTTATAGAAAATTTTGTGTGGCAAATGGTTTTAAATCTGGTAGCGGAAAGACTTGTGCCACAACCGCAGAAAGTGTTTACGCATTTATTACAGATAATGCAGAATATACAGAAGAACATACTGCATTAAGTGACGCAATGATTGAGAAAGATATTTTTGTTCGTTGCTACAAAATGCACAAAAAGTTCACAAAAAACGCTCATCAGTGGGATTGTAAGAGTAGAGATTTCCACAAGTGTTATCCTCTTTTTAGATAAAGAGGATAACACCCCAAACAAATGGGGACTTTGTTAAAAAAATAACTTTTCAAAAACTATTGACTTTTGGCTCAAATGTGATATAATTATAATTGTCAAAGAGGTAAAGGCTTAAAGAAAGAAAGAGGTAAATGTGTATGTATTATGTATTCGATGGAACTGACAAAAAGGTTTGCGGTTTTGAAAATTATGATGACGCACTTTACTTTGCTGATGTTATCGGCGGTTATGTTGGCTACTACGCCGCATAACAAAAAAAAATAAAAAAGTTAAAAAAAGTCTTGACAAATGAAACAAAGTGATGTATAATAAGTACATAAGATAAAGAAAGGAAGTAAAGAAAATGAGAAGCCCGCCGAAAAGAAAATAAAAAAAAGACTTGACAACTGAATAAAGATGATGTATAATAAAGACATAGAAAACAAATAATAAATCTCTTAATAAGAAAGGAATTGATACTATGACAAACAAAATGACTTATGTAAAAGCACTGGAAATCGCAATCAAAGCTGTTGAGGATAACAAGGAAGTAGCTGAAAAGCTCGAAGCATTAAAGGCTTCTGTTGCAAAGAAAAACTCCGCAGAGAGAAAGCCAACAGCAACTCAGAAAGCAAACGAGGGTTACAAAGAAGCAATTCTCGCATACATGGAAACTGGTAAAAAGTACACAATCACAGAGTTAATGAAAGGCGTGGTTGAAATCGCAGACCTGTCGAACCAGAGAGTATCTGCTCTTGTAAGACAGCTTAAAGAGGACGGCTTAGTTCTCAGAGAAGAAGAAAAGAGAAAGGCTTACTTCTCTAAAAAAGTTACAGAGGAGGTTGAGGCGTAAGCCTCAACTAACTCCCCGATTTGGGGCAAAAAAATTTTTAAAAAAGCCTTGACAAATTTCCAAAAGTGATGTATAATAAATGTATCAAATGAAAGAGAGGAAAGCCTATGAATAAAGAAGAAATGATTGCAAAACACATGAACACTCTTGGAATCACAAGAGAAGAAGCAATTCAGTTAATCGCTGATGATGAAGAAATCGACCACATGACACGTACCAGTGACATTGATGGAGATTTGACAGTGGAACAACGCAAGAGCGCAAAGAAAGCACGACAGGCAGATAGAAAGCCAACAGTGTACAAGTTCGACACGACAAAACGTAAAAGAGCTGAAAACACTGGCAAAAGATTTCTGATTGATGAAATCAAAAAATGTCTGGAAAATGCGGGAGCTGATAACTTAGAGGTGACTAACCCAGAGCGTGAGATTGTTTTCATGTCAGAGGGAACAAAGTACAAAATCGTTTTATCAGCACCACGAAAATAATAAAAATGGGGTTGACAAATAGTCAACCCCATGATATAATAAATACATAAGATAAAGAAAGAGGTTGATAGAAATGATTAAAGGAATTGTTATTGGTGCGGTTGTTATGTATCTGTTAGGTGCGGTTGAGGGCTTAGACGATTATCTGTATCTTCCTTTGGAATGGATTGTTGATGGTCTGGAAGCTGTAAAAGGTTGGTTCGTAACTTTTAAATATTTCAAAGTTTTTCCACTACTTCTTAAACATGGTATCAATCCTTTCTGGTGCAAGTTTAAAGTTGTCAATGAAAGACTTTCTAAAGAAGAAAAAATAAAATTTGTGAATTGTCTGAAAAATAAAGATGAAAAGAAGCGAATGATTGAATATTTTGAACTGTAGAAAATAAGAGCTGAAAAGCTCTTATTTTTGTGCATAATTACTACTTGACAAATTGGGCGGCCCGGCGATGGTCGCGCCGGGCAGAATTTCGCAATTATACCATACCCCAGCATTTTTGTCAAGAAAAATTGGGCGAAAAACTGCACAAAAATTTTCCCATAATCTTGTGCAATATTCCCTCTTGATTTTTTGGAAAAAATTTGTTATAATTTATTTACAAGGTAAGGAAAGACATCAAGTCTACAAAATAAAAAATTTTTAAAAAATTAAAAAAAGGCTTGACAAACTACTTCCCCTGTGATATAATTAAGATGTCAAGAGGAGATGAAGAAACAAACCTCTCCACGACGCATAATCGTGTGAAGTGAAATTTGATACTCTCCACAAAAAATAACTTAAAAAACCTCTTGACAACTTGATTAAAACCTGTTATAATGATTATACAAGGTAAGGAAAGAAACAAGGAACTTAAAAAAGAAAATAAAAAAAAATAAAAAAAGCCTTGACAAACTTCTGAACCTGTGATATAATAAATACAACAAATAAATAAAACATTCAAACAAGAAAGGAATTGATACTATGACAAACAAAATGACTTACGCAAAGGCACTGGAAATCGCTATGAACGCTGTAAAAGAGAACAAGGAAGTCTATGACAAACTTGACGCTCTGAAAGCATCTATCGCAAAGAAGAACTCTGCTGAGAGAAAGCCAACAGCTACTCAGAAAGCAAATGAGGGTTACAAGACTGCAATCCTTGAGTTTATGGAAGTCGGCAAGAAATACACAATCACTGACTTGATGAAAGAAGTCGTGGAACTTGCTGACCTGTCTAACCAGAGAGTATCTGCACTTGTAAGAC